CCCGTACCCCGTGGGAGAGATTGTAACAGAAGAAATTAAGCTCGGCAAATCGCCCGACGGCAAGGTGTTAAGAGCCGGGAGTTGGGTAGTCACTGTGCCAATCTACTGTGTGTAGCGATATAGAAATACTTTTATAAGGGTGTCAAGGTGATGATGAACCCGGCTCTTGCGCTGGATTATATCAGAAATAAAAAAAAGGGAGCAACCTTTGGGTTGTATCAAAGATCGCTCCCGACGCAAGTATCATCATAGCCGGTAGAACAATGGTAAATACAAGTAAAGCCTTTAACTTTATTCAGCGTGATGATTGTCAATTATAGACCCGGCTATCTATTTAAGCAAGGAGAAATCCAGTTTAGCTAAGATCAAACATTGCTGGAGGCTGGTTAGCGAGGCATCGCAATCTAATTACCTCTCCTTGCGCCGTCATGCTACCATAGGAGTATGCAAATGTTATCGAAAATTTGTCCGAGATGTAAAAAGATTGCAAAAAAGGACGCAGATGGATTCACCTGTATCACCTGTGGCTGGAACGAATACTTGGTCCCTGAAAACAAGAAGCTCACAGGACACGTCCCTTACCTGGATAAATACTTTTTACATTACGGAGGAAAGAACCCGAAACACAGGGGCGCACAAGCTACTATCTTCACACTTCTGTACCAGACAAAGAAAAACTTAGACCGTATTTTTTATTTTATGGAATGTCCGAATAACGACTGTGAAAGAAAAACTTTAGGGAAGAGAACGTGGCAGTATGCGCTTAGAAACTTAGAAGGAAAGTATTTTAAGTTTGTTTGCATAGAGAAACATTTATGGTATCTTGTGGTGCTAAATGGCGAACCACTCTACTGGCTAAGTAATGATTTGGAGGTTGACATGCCTAAAGTCGGAAAGAAACACTTCTCGTATACTCCTAAAGGCAGAACCGCTGCCAAGAAGTATGCAAAGAAAACCGGCAAGAAGATGACGAAGAAGAAGTACTAATGGACGAAGATAGACTTAAAATTATTGAAGGGCGTGTTCTATCGGAAAAAGAAAAGTGGGCGAGAGAACAACAGGTTCGTGATAATCAGTCTTCTTTTTTAAAAGCATATGCCATAGTTGGAACTATTCGTGGCGCATGTAGTAGTGCCGGAATTGCTAACAGAAGAACAGTTCAAAGATGGGTGGAAGCCGATCAATACGGCTTTAGAGAAAGATTCGAGGATACTAAACATATCTTTCGAGAGAAGCTCGAAGAGATAGCCTTCCAGCGTCTTGAACAACAGAAACCAGAAAGCAATCCTGTTCTTTTAATTACTATGCTAAACGCTCACCATCCAGAAAAATATCGTCCACAGTCTCAACCCGTTAACGAAGAGGCAAGGACAACTTTGCTTGAAATGCGAAGAGAGTTTGCTCGCCTGCCCGAACACACAGAAGAAGAGACTGCTGAACTAACTATTGATCAACAGATTGATAAAACGATAAAGGATAAACAGAACGAGGAATAATGACAACCAGAGCCGCTCCATCGAGAAAGGAATATATCGAAGGTCTTTATAAGCGAGTAGGATTTTTTCCGACGGAACTTCAGGAACCAATTCTAACTTCTCGTAAACGCTTTACTCTCGTTGCAGGCGGTGAACAAGCCGGTAAGAGTATGGTTGCTTCTAAGTATCTACTGGCAAGATTCCTTGATACACACGCAGAAGGAGAGCCGGGACTCTATTGGCTGGTTGCTGCTGACTACGAAAGAACTCGTGCTGAATTTGAATACCTGGTTCAAGATTTCGCTACACTGGGTCTTCTCGACGAAAGTTCCAAGAGAGTCGATCCAGGCAGGATCGTCCTCTCGGACGGAACTAGAATTGAAACTAAGTCAGCTAAAGACCCAAGAACTCTCGCTATGAGAGCGCCAAACGGTATTATAGGGTGCGAGGCGTCACAGCTAGATTTAGAAACTTATAATAGATTACGTGGTAGGTGCGCTCCTAAACGTGGATGGATGTTCCTCTCAGGAACTTTTGAAGGATCACTTGGCTGGTATCCTCAAATGTTTCAAGCATGGCAGCACTCATCATCAAAAGAAGAACAATCGTTCTCTTTACCCAGCTATTCCAATCAATATCTTTATCCCGGCGGTAGAGATGATCCTGAAATTTTAGCACTCCAGAAGGCAAGTTCCGATGACTTCTTTATGGAGAGGATCGAAGGAATCCCATCACCACCGAGTGGACTGGTATTCACAGAGATCCGCCCTGATATTCATGTGCAGGACGTAGAATACGAGCCTGATATTCCGGTTCATATCTGGATTGATCCCGGCTACGCCGAAGCCTACGCATGTGAGATAGTTCAAATTGTTAATGATCAGATAAGAGTTATAGATGAAATCTATGAACGTGATCTTATCACCGATGACATGATAGACATTGCACAAAACAAACCATGGTGGAAGGATGCACGGTTTGGAGTGATTGACGTTGCCGGATTTCAACATCAGGCAATGGCTGCTCCAGCAGAAGTCTGGATGGAAAGAACTGGCATTTATTTTGATTCTGAGAAAATCAGAATAAATGAAGGAACTGAAAGACTAAAGGCTTTTCTAAAGACTGATCCCGTAGACCAGAGAGAACCTCGCATAGTTTTTAACCCAAAATGCAAAGGAATCCTTTCTGAGTTCGGAATACAACCAAATCCCTTTGACGGACAAACCCGTGCGTACAGGTGGAAAATGGATAGGGATGGAAATATAGTTGGCGAAACGCCACAAGATCAGTATAATCATGGCGTTAAAGCTGTAATTTATGGGCTTATAAATCGCTATGGTTACGGCTATATAACTGAAAACAGTACAATTAAAGTAAGGCGTTGGTAATGGCAAACTATTCACCAGAAGAAATAATTAGTCTTGTTGATAACCACTACGATCTCACGGAACCGCTACGTACCCGTATGGATGACGACCATAAACTCTATCGTTTAGAAGAGTTTGATGCCGGTGAAGGCTATCAGTCTTATACGTCTAACGAACCACAGGTGTATGCAGACAAATTAATTGCTTGGATGACGTCCGCAGAGATGATTGTTCGTATACCTTACGGCAATTCCGATAGAGAACAACGGGAAAACAACGATGCAAAAGAGAAATTCCTCATCGGAATGGTTAAAGCAGCCGATGAAAGACTAACCATGCGTATGCAGCCTGGTATCAGACAGCAGCTTTCGTGGTTTATTACCTTAAGAGGCTGGTATGCAGGTCGAGCGCTTCTCGTTAAAGACGATGACGGCGAGACCTACGTAGATATCCAGCCATGGGATGCGCTCCATACCTACTGGGGAGAAGGAAAGCATGGATTGGACTGGGCTTGTTACAAAACTAAGAAGACTCCATCGGAGATAAAAGCTATATGGGATGTTGAGGTGAAGGGAGAGACCGGTGATCTGGACGATGACGATGCAATTGACGTCTACGACTTCTACGATACTGAAGATAACATAGTATGCACCGATGAGATGGTTTTAAAGAGCGCAACTAAGCACGGTGGTGCAGGGGTTCCTGTATTTTTGGGACCAGTTGGCTCAAATCCACTGGTTCAAGCCATAACACACACCGGAAACTTAGATACAGTCGAAGATTACGGCGAATCTTGCTACAAGGCTTCAAGAGAACTCTTTGGCAAGCACAATTTTATGATGTCAGTCATGCTGGAACTTACTGCCAGGTCAAGAAGGCAAGGGTTAAAGGTAAAGTCCCGTGATGGAACCAAGACATTAGAGGAAGACCCATATAAAGAGGGTAGCGAAATTGCATTAGGTCAGGGCGAGGACGTGGAGCCACTCGGTTTGCTTGAGATGGCTAAAGAATCAGGCGCATTCATGTCGCTTGTTTCTGGTGAGATGCAACGAGGTGGCTTGCCACACTCTGTATATGGTCAATTAGAATTTCAACTCTCTGGTTTTGCTATTAATACCCTGCGTCAAGGCGTGGAGACGGTATTAGTTCCCAGATTACAGGCTCTTGAACGTGCATATATGTGTATGTTTAAGATGCTTTCTGATCAATACATTACCGGAGCTTTTAAGTCTATGGAAGTTAGCGGTCAGGATAAGAACAGGATGTATTTCTCCGAAGAAATTTCTCCTGAGATTATCCGGAACGCCGGTGATTCCGAAGTCACGTTCATCGGACAATTGCCGCAGGATGACATGACAAGAATGAGTATGGCTCAGATAGCAAGAGAGGGTCAGACTCCTTTGTTGCCAGATAGATTCATCCGAGACGAAATACTTGGTATGCAATCAGCAGATCAGATCGAAGATACTATTAATTCACAGATGGCTGAACGTATGTTGCCCGAAGCTGCACTATGGACAATGTTTAAGAGTGCCGTTCAGGAAGGACGAGAAGACGTTGCAGTTTTCTATGAGCAGGAATTAAGAAGACTGCTCATAGAAAAAGGTTTACAGCAACAACAGCTAATGGCGCCACCACCACAGCCACAACAAATGGCACCACCAGGAATGATGCCACCACCGGGCATGATGCCACCACCAGGAATGAATGGAGCAGTTCCGCCTAGCTCCTTTGCTCCGCCGGGATTACCACCAGAGGTAATGCCGAATGCAGCAATGGGCGTACCACCAGTAACTCCTACGGCTCCAGTAGGACCTGCGGTTCCGGCAGGTACACCAAGACCGGGAGCGCAAAATTCGGCAAGTAGATTAGGTGATCTCGGTTTAATACCACCGGCACCAGGAGGATAAT